ACCTCCTGCTGCAGATGAACCTGCGCCTGTAGTCGATGTTGTTGCCGAGCCAACTTTCGATGACAACGACTCTTCGAGTGGGGGTGAGGTATGACGCTGGTCTGGCGGCCTGGGTTTAGCGGCCTGACGGATGCCGATGCCATTACCTATGTCGCCGCAGTGGAGGCTGCCGATGGTCAAGCCCTAGAGTTTGGCGTCGGCAAGGCCATCAATGACTTCGTGGTTGGCTGCAAGCTCGATGGCACCTGGAACGCGATCAAGGCGAGTTGCATCTTGGCGGGTGCTAGGACGCTAAATGGCGCGTTGGTGCCGTTGGTAAAACAGCCAGCCGATTCCAACCCTGCACAATTCGGCACTGCAGGCGGATGGAATTACAACCGGAAGACTGGGCTGCAAGGTAACGGAACAGACAACTATTTAAGTAGCGGTCGCAATAATAATGTTGATCCACAAAACAGCAGCCATTGTGCAGTTTACTGCAGCGTACTTCAAAGCACTAGTAGCGGACAATATCCTGTTTTCATGGGAGCAGGCAGTAACGGTACAAATGGAAGTAATGTGCTAGGGCGCTTTCAAAACAACGGAGGACTATACCACCTAAATCGTTCCAATAGTATAGGAAACACTGCGTCGTTGATAGCCGGTTTTATGGGTACAACCCGATCGGGAAGTTCCGATTATTTGGTAAGAGCAAGTCTGTCAACAACTAGCTATACGGCAGGGTCTCAAGCTCCATTAAGCGGAAATACCTTTATCTTTGCGACCAACAACTCAGGTGCAGCAGGTTATGCAGCGAGCCGCCTAGCCTTCTACTCCATCGGAGAATCCCTGGACCTCGCCCTTCTCGACACTCGCGTGTCAGCCTTAATCACCGCCATCGGAGCAGCAATACCATGACCCACCTCGTAACCTTTAACACTAGGAGGGCGGACTGATGCCTATTTATACGCCGGGGAAGGTGGTGCTGCGCCAGACGCCTACAGCGTGGGCCGAAGGCGGCGATCTTGTTTACACCATTGTTGTTGGTGGCACCACTTATCGCGTGCATGAGTTTAAGACTGTTGGCACCACATCGCTAAATGTACTGAATGGTGGTAGCTTTGAATATCTGGTTGTTGCTGGCGGTGGCGGCGGTGGCGGTGGCACTGGCGGCGGTGGCGGTGCTGGTGGTTTTCGCGCCGGTACAACAACTGTTTTAACCGGTTCCTACAGCGTTGTCGTGGGAGACGGCGGCGCTGGCGGACTAGGACTAAATCAAAACGGAACCAACGGATCAGCTAGTTCAGTCTTTTCAATTTCGTCTGCTGGTGGTGGTGGCGGCGCTTGCAATAACTTAGACGCCAATAACGGTGGTAGTGGGGGCGGCAGCAGGGCTACAGCGATCGGGCTAGGCAATACACCTAGCACTTCGCCGTCCCAGGGCAACAATGGCGCCGCTGGAGGTAGTGCTCCGAATTACGGAGCTGGCGGCGGTGGCGGTGCTGGTTCAACTGGTTTTACAGGAACTAACATTGCTGCAGGAAACGGAGGCACTGGAACGTCGTCAAGTATCACAGGCGTTTCTAATTTCTACGCGGGTGGTGGCGGTGGTGGCCTCCTTTCTGGCACCACGATTGGCATTGGAGGTGCTGGCGGCGGTGGCAACGGAACAGCCACAGGAACTCCCACTGCAGGCCAAGCTAATACCGGAGGTGGAGGCGGAGGCGCTGGTGGCAATAGCACTACGGTTCGCGGCGGCCAAGGTGGCTCCGGCATTGTCATTGTAAGGTACGCGATATGACGCACGACTATTACGCACTCTGCAAAGCCCTGCTGCACTGCATCGACACCGGTAACACCGAGGCCGAGGAGTCTGTGCTATGTCAAATCCGCGTGGCGCTGCGTGAAGACGAACAGGCCACACAAGTCACTGCCACTAATCACGCGGAGGTGTTGCGATGAGCTGGTTGATTACGGGTAGTCAGAAGGTCAACTGGAATCCTTCGTTAATCACTACCGCGCTGTGGCTGGATGCTGCGGACGCGACAACCGTAACAACGGTGAGCGGTGCGGTCAGCCAGTGGAACGATAAGAGCGGAAACGCCAGACACGCAACTCAAAGCACTGCGGGCAATCGCCCGAGTTACACCACCGCTGGGCAAAACGGTCGAAACGTTTTGACTTTTGATGGCAGCAGCGACGGGTTGACGCTTGCCTCAAATTTAAGCCTAGGTACGGAGCATTCAATTTTTGTCGCAGCCAAGAACTCGGCAACTATTACTACTAGCACTGCGCCTCAGGCTTTATTGTGTGGCGATACTTATACCTTTCCGTCAACAACAACCAGTGAATTAATTTTTGGGGTTGGCAGCCTTACGGGCAACTTCACAAACGAACGTATTTATAGCCTTGCCTTGGCTGCTGGCACTGGTGCTGCAGACGTTTATGGATATGGAAAAACTGACTCCGACATTGCCGGAGGTTTTATTGCTTTAAGTTCTTTTGCCTCCACGGGGAATGTATTTTCTGGCCGCTTTAACGGAGCGGCTGACTTCGTTAGCACTTCAAGCGCCGGTGGTTACAGCACAACAAACACTAGGTTCCCATCAAGTTTGAGAAGCATTGGGTATCGTTTTGCCAATAACACCTTGTTTTGGTCCGGCCAGATATGGGAACTCATTGTAGTCCCGTCTTATTTGTCGTTAGACGCTACTCACCGCATCGAAGGCTACCTAGCCCATAAATGGGGACTAACTGCCAACCTACCCGCTGGACATCCCTACAAAATCAACCCACCGGCACCGTAGTGTCCCCGGTTTCTATGGCTGACACCGATATAACCGAAGAAGAAAACGAACGACGCTTCAGGGAAGGTCTTCGGCTGATCAAGAACGTCACCCGTGAGCAACTGGTGGAACTGATGGGTGAAGAATGGCTGGAAGAATACCGGCGTGTAGCACAACGCCGTTAGCTGCCGTATAGTTGTGGAGCAGCGGTGCTACGAACACCCTGCCCCGTGACCGCCGATTGGAGGATCGACGATGACTCAAGATTACAAGCACCCGATAACCCCACCACCGGAGCTGGTGCGGCAGTGGATGGAGCGCACCGAGTACGACGAAGATACGTGGTTTTACGAAAGCTACATAGCAGAGCAAGCTGCCCAGTGGGGAGCCAACCAGGAGCTGGAGGCTTGCGTGAAGTGGTTGGACGAGAACCTACCCGGATACGACGCCTGCGAGGGAAGACTCCGCGCCGCCCGCCGCCCCAAGCCCGCGAGCCTGAAGGAGCAGGCCATAGCAGAGCTGGACGACGCCGTGATGCGTGGTGACTGCATCACCGTGTCTGATGCACTGCCCACCATCCGCCGCGCACTGGCATCACTCCCCGATACCCCGTAGTGGAACACACTTCTATGACTGAGCTTTCAACGCAAGCGCAAGCGGTTCTTGATGCCGTGCATGAAATCTGCCCTGCGCCAGCCGACGAGATTGCCGCTATCGCCATTCGCGCTGCTGCGGATCAGTTAAGTCGCTCAAAGTTTATTTTTACACCTCAACTCCTTGCCATCGCTGACGAGCTTGAAGCGCACTAGACATTCCCACTTATGGCCCTGAAATCCTTGAAAGATCACAACCGACAGGCGTGGGCCTTCACCACCGGACCCATCAAGAACGGCATTGCCTGTCCTGACTGCGGGTCTGAGCTGATGGACTCCAATCCTTCGATCTGCCTAACCAGCCATCCGCCGCAGTATCGGATTTATTGCTCTGCCTGCGGATATACGGGGACGAGGTTCTGATGATGAACAAACGAGAGCTGACCATTGCGCTGAGCTGCTTTCTGATCAGCTTTGTGTTCACGCGGATTCTGTTTCTGTTGTCGTTCTAGACCTCGTAGTCACCTTCGTTAATGTGGCTGTTATCATAAGTTGAATCACGTTTTAAGCCATGGGATATTTTGAGGGTTACCAGCAGACTCTGGTTAGGAACTTCCCTGAGTTAACTGCTCCTGGTGTAACGGAACCTGTTGATGTACTAGTGACAAACTATTTGTCAACGCGGAATTACACGTTGATTGCAACTGTTACCAATATTGATGCATCTGTTGTCGTGAGGCTTGATGGCAGTATTGATGGTACCGAATACGGTCCTTTGATTTCCAATACAATCACAGAAAATGGTACGTACCCTTACTTTGTAAACGGTGCACCTGTCGGCTTCCTACGAGGCAATTTCCTAAAGGAGACTGGCGGAACAAACGCAGTTGTTAAATTTAGTATCGCAGCTAACTAAATCAACGCCCAACTGCGCCACCACTTGGTGATAACATATTTGTTGCCGCTGATCGGTGGGCACGCTTCGTGCATGGTTTTTGAATTTGGGATTCCATTTTTGTAAAGGTTGTTCCATGCAACCAGCATTCCTTGTTTTGGTTTCAGTTTGAGTTTAAGGTGTTTGAAATAGGTCTCTCCACCTTTATCTACATCATTTAAATAGATCATTGTGGTCCAGGTACGTTGCCCCATCCAGTCACAGTAGACTTTATATTCTTTCGACGTTGGCGCAAAGAAATCCCAGTGCTCTTTGTAGTATTGCCCTGGCTCGTACCGTTGTGCTTGCATTGTTTCCCCAAGAAAAGGGCTGAGTTCAAGCAAGTTGGTTATTTTTTTGTCAATAGAAAGGAAGAACAGATCATCAAAATAGTGTAGATCAGCAGTTTTGCTTGTCCTGTAATCAGAGACCGTGCACTCGTCTTTCGGGTCGGAAACGGTAGACGGTCGCAGATTTTTATCGATGGTGCTGATTAGATTCTGGCATTCTGTTTCTTCTAAGAAATTGTCGATAGTGTATATCTGCGTAAACGGATACGGGATGCGTTTTGCTTTTCTTGTGATTGCCGAATTGTAAAAATTGCGGTAATCAATGCGTTCAGGTTTATGCTTGAATTGGCACAGGTGGATCGCGGCTTCGATGTCCTCATCGTTCCAACCATGCTTATCTTTGAATGTACGGGACAACTGCGCTTTACTGACGCCGCCAACTGCGGCTCGCATGAACGCGGAAAGCAGTAAGGTCTCAGGCATTTACCGAACAAAGCTGGTTACAATGTAATCTGTTGACACCTCGCTTGCTAATCAGTTCAGCGCTGTTAGGATAGACCCAAGGTTTAGGTCAACGATGGAAGCGTTAAACTTGCCAATGGATGTGGAGTTTTCAATCCACGCCGCTGCCCTGGCCATCCAGAACATGGACCGAGACGAGCTAGAGGAAGCCTTCATCGAAATCCTCCACCAGAAAGCATTGGATCGTCAAATGTTCCTGGGAATCCTCAAGGATCACGGCATTGATGCCGATATCAAATTTAACCTCGCCACGATCGGGCAAATTTCGTAATCACCATGGCTACTCGCACCATCAAAGGTACTCTCGATACGTTCACGGTTGACGCCGGATCTGAAATCACTTATTTAGGTAACACCTCTGCGGGGTCTACTGGTGGCCTTGATTTTCGCGGTTTTCGCGTCAATCCTGGCACCACTGGTGACATCATTGTTCGGATTGATCGGTCAGTCGGCATTACCACAATGGAGATTTTCCAAGAGGATGCTTACACGGGTGGCAGTGCACCGACCGGTTACAAGAAGTTTGCCAACATTGTGAAAGACGGCAAGGGTAAAGGTGTTGTTGCTGTGACTGTGACGGACGCCAGCAAAAACTACGTTGTGCTGCTAAATTTGGACGGTTATAGCGAAATTTCGTATAATGGCCGGGTTGACGTACCGTAAAAAGAAGCAGGAAGACGAACACAACAAGCATTCATTTTTAACTGAACGCGGCATCGAGTTGATTCGACGCTACACAGCGCCCCGTACTGACATTGGTATGGGGCGTTTTGCTTCGTACAAAGATTATGGAGAAGACATTTGGAGGATTGGGTACGGTAGTAAAAAATTAGGGAAACGGTGGGTTGGCTGGACAGAGAAAGCTACCAGAAAACAAATCGAAGAGCAACTCGTCGAAGACCTAAAAGAATTCTCGGATTTAGTTGCTCAATATGTTTTTGTGCCGCTAAATGATAACAAAAAAGCAGCTCTTTTAAGTTTTGCTCACAGTCTCGGCATTGCCTCTTTTAAACAATGCAGACTTCTGGAGTTGATTAATAGTCTCGCGCCTAAAAAAGAAATCATCCGTGAATGGAGTCCTTATATCAATACATTGTGGCGATCAGGTGGGGAGACCATGATTGCGCGACGCCGAGTCGAATTAGATACCTACCTGGCGCCAGACAAAGAAGTACCGACGCAAATTCAACATAAATGCGCCACTAAGATTTGCCTGTTAAATCTTGCTGAAACTTACAACGGATCTCCGACACAAATCAAAGCGATTGAGTATCTGGAAAAGAAGATGGTGGAGTGGGATCCATCTGGAGAGATTCTGCGTCGATTTTTTCGTTACTGGTCTGAGAAACCCAGTGGTCTATCGTCACCGCCGCGTTAGGGCAATAATTACCGAGCCGATCGATTGCATCGATTAATTGTAATTCTGGTGTGTAATGCTCTAAGAATTGTTCGTAATCCATCAATCTTCAATGCGGGTCAGCGCGATTTTGAGTAGAACCAGATAACCCATTAGGTCCATAATTACATCTTCATCATTTGCAAGTAATCCTGCGCCCCTCTTAATTCGACTTAATTTATCGTCTATGCGCACAAGAATCTGCTCAACAGCATTTGATTTGCTGAAAATCCTGGCAGGATTCAAAGCGGAATCACCGTACTTTTTATTCTTTTCGATTAGCAGGTTTTTGACTTCATCGCAGATTAGTCCAATGTGAGTCTGCGTATCAAGTTGATTCATGCTCACGGCGTATATCTGTCAGAATGGTCTCATGAGACCTGAATTAAGTCAAGACTACGCTGTAGATTCCCGTTACAAAGGAGGGAAACGCGCAGTCGATAACTCTGCTGGTAAAGCATTCGTCATGAGCTTCCTGGCGCGTCGCCGTGCCACCCAGGCGCCTGACGTGACCACCGAGCGTCAAGTGGAAGATCGGTTCATCGTCCAAGGCCCTGGAGACACTAATTACAGCTTCAAAAACGCATTTCGCGCTAGCAAATAACCTTGCCAATGTGGGAGAAAATATCTTTAAATTTCTCCACTTGGTTAAAGCCAAGTTCCAGTGGTGGTAAGTAGATAAAGTAACCCCAGTACATTGGAGCCTGGAGTGTAAATAGTTTTTCTCCTTGGATTAGATTACCTCTATCTGTAGGGATGCAAACGGGATAATCCCACATCTCCGGACAGATTCGCATCATCTCCGGGTAGATGGTGTAGAACAATGCTTCAGACACGTTACGCAACTTCCACTCCCGAAGAAGCCGCTGAAACCAGACAACTGAAGGAGCCTTAGCGGCTGCTCCTGCTCTCATGCTCCAACGCCACGTGCCCCGTTGCTTGCTAAATGAGCAACGACCATAGGTGGGAGGGAACAGATAAACCTTCCCCTTCCACGGTTCCTGCATGTTCAGCCCGTCATCATCCAGCGTGTAAATACGCTTAGCCCTTAGAAATTGAGCGTTTGCGTGATGCGTGGAACATGGATCAAGATCAATGTCCCCGAGTAATGCGTCAATGTAAGGAAGGTAATCAACAGGAGTGAGCCAGTCCCTGGTGATGTGGGTAATCTTACCCAGGAACTGTCTGTATTCTGCCCACGTGAATTTAGGTTTTTCGCTCACATCCGCATGAAGCTATGTTCTTGATTGTCATGTTTGTAGTGGATTAATGACATTTGATCTGCATCTTGAATGATGAAAAGCGATTCTTTTTCCGGATCAAGAGATTCGGCACGAGAAATTGCTTTTTGCATTACATCTGCGGGGCCTTCCATATCACGACTGTTGAAGTCATTAAGTGCATTCATTAATGCTTCTACGGGTAAGTAGAACATACTGTCTTTCTCATCCGCATTTGGGACATAGACAATTGCGCCGGGACCGTCAATACTGTAAAACTTTGAGTAATACAGGCACATGTCAGCACAAATCCGCTCAATCGCCAATTTGACCATTCTTTGCTCTGTCTCGCTTGGATTGGCGTTCATCAGCTTAGAAATTAATTTGTCTCGACGGGTTGTCATAAGTTCTCCTAAGTCTGTTTAGTTTATCAAGCTTGATCGGATTTTTCCCGATCTTCCTCTTGTTTTTTGATGAAATTGGATAACCCGGAGCGCTTCAATGTATCGAGCAGTTTCGGTAGCGGTTTATACAAAACTACAGCTTTTTGCATATTACCGATTTTCTTGATCAACTTCCCATTTTCATCCCTTAGCTTCGTCAGCTCCCCCTGGCGAATCAGGTACTCAGCCACGCAGCGATAGCGTCGCTTTTCAGCTAGCCCAATATCGGGGAAACGGTCACAAATCGTACTGGTTTTCATGTCGCTAAACGTGATCCGGATCTGATCCGCAAGCGACAGTCCCATCATCAGGTCCGTGGTGCTGGTTTCATAACTGCAGACCAGCTCCAGGTAGCGCTGCAGATCCGGCGTCTCAAAGCTCCCCGACGGATGGATAAAAACCTCAACCTGTTTAGCGAGGGACGGCACCAGCTTTTCTTTGTAGTTGCTGACTGTTACAGAGCTGATATCGAGATCAGTGAACCGATAACTCTGATATGTCTGCCCGCCGTCAGGAATTGGAGCGTAATCTATGGTCTCCAGGATTTCTAACCACTCTGCGCTACTTGGCGGATCGGGAAGCATTGATCAGTTGTTATTTAGCTGCAGTTTAGCCTTTTCTTGGGCATCATTCCACTGTTTTTGGTGTTCCAGAATCAGAACATACTCACAGTATTCACGCTCCGGTGCCATGTGATCTTCCACCTTAGTGATGGATTTCCAGCTAAATCCGTAGATTTCCTTAAGGCGTGCTTCGCATTTCGCCCTAGACCCTCCGTAGTTTTCTGCCTCCCACAAAGCCTTGGCAAACTGGCGCTGCTGGTAGGTCATCAGTTTGTATTTCAACGCCTGGGTAGACACAGAGGACAAGAACTCGCTAAACTCCTCAATAAACGGATGCTGTTGACCATGAAACGACCACTGACGTACGCGGAGCTTCTCTTGATCATCTTGCTGGCTCCCGTCGCCTTCACTGGTGTTCAACATCTGTACGGATTTGTCACCGATAGAATCAGTATAGAAGTACGTGTCAAGTAGTCATTATGGGTGGATCTCGCCCCAGTCCGCCGACAGTTGTGATGCCAGCTCCGACTGCTCCGACTCTTTATCAATCCACTACGCCGCTTGAGAGTTACGAAGACCTCGCAGGCCAACTTAAGCGTATTCAGCAAGAAACTGGAAAGATCCAAGAGCAGCGTTATCAAGAGGTTGGAACCCCCTCCGAGCTTGGTGCATTAGCTAAAGGCCGTCGCGTTCAAGAAACCGCTTCTTACTTAGCTGGATTACCCTCTGGCGATAAATATTTGCAGCAAACGACAGGTCAAGCAGATAAATATGCTCCTGCAAAAGAAGCAGCGCAAGAAAACTTAACGGAAGCACAAAAAGCTTACGCCGAAGCGTTGAAGAAAGTTGGTGAAAAACCGACCCCAACCATCTCCGAAACGCCTTCCTGGGCACAGCGCACTGTTACCTGATATGGGAACGACATTTGATAAAAATATGCGCCTGGCTGGTCAGAATTTTAAACAGCCTGAAAGCACCGCAGCACAGCCTGCGACAATCAGGACTCCTACCAGCTACCTAATTACTCGGAATCCAGAGACTGGTGGAATTGAGAAAACACCAAGGACGTGGAAAGAGGAACCAGCTCCAGTAGCACCTAAACCCGAAACGAAGCCAAATCCGTTTCAAATGGTGGATATAGGCGGAAGGAAGATGCCAGCGGTCCGAGTCAATCCTTGGGCATACGTTAATAAAGGTTAAATCTGCTCAGGCGTAGCATCGCCAACATATTCAACCGGGAGTGGAAAAGGGTCGATTTTCGGTTCATCTACCCATTCTTGGTAGGTGTCTTTCAACACTTCATACTCGGTGTAAGGCACCAGCATGAAGTCACCTTCTTCGGTTTGAATGCGATAAAACTCCTTATTGTCTGCCACGTCATCCAGGATGGCGTCAAAATCCGCTTCTAATTGCTGGAGGGTGACGACTTTCATGGTTATGGAGAGGCTTTATGTAGCTTAACAGATGCGTTATGCAGTGGCAACTGAGCCAAAATCAGCCGTATCATCCACTCCTTCCGTAACAAAACGAAAATCAAGAAAGTCTTCCGTGTCTTCGTTGACTAATCGCCAGTCAGTGACGGCAACACTAATATCAATAGAGAACGTGGTCTCCAGGTACCTAATATCGTTAGTAATTAGAAAGCTGTAGTTCCCTGGCTCAAGTTTGACAATGGGGTAATCTTCATTGGCTATTTCTTCGCTTTCTACGTCGCAGTCGATGCCAGTGGATTTATAGACGTAACCACTGTTGTTAATCGGTAATTCACG